AAATTGGAGGAAGAAAAAGATACTTTCGACAATCTCGAAGCCTATAAAAAAAAGGTGTTGAGACATGAAATTATTCATGCATTTCTTTTTGAAAGTGGCTTAGCAAGTAATAGTTATTGGGCTGACAATGAGGAAATCGTCGATTGGATTGCAATTCAATTTCCGAAATTATCTCAGGCTTTCAAAGATGCAGACTGTGGTGAGTAGGATAAAAAAATAATGAGAATCATAATGGCATTACAAAAAGCATTGGATTTAATTGAAGAGAATTTGGCTTATATTCTCTGCGCTATTGTCGTTATGTTGATTGCCGGAATTATTGCCGTAGTAATTACTGCGCCGAATTTGACAGAGGGTATGGTTATGAATAAGCGGTTTTCACCTGGATATTTTTACAGCGTAGACGGCAATACCTACGCATCGAAAGACCGTTGGATTATCGAGGTGCAGAATGGCGACCAAAAGGATTGGTGGACGGTGACCGAATCGTATTATGATGCAGTCAGTTTAGGAGAATGGGTGACAAAATGAGTGCATTGAATATCATTGCTGTAATTCTATGGGGACTTGCCGGATATATAAACGGCAGAAATGACGGCGAATTTCAAGATCGCGACGGCATAAAAAACATGGCGATTATGGTCATTGTTGTATTGGTGGCTGTTATTTTGGAAAGGATGTCGTAATGACGATACATAGCAATTATGAACGAAGTTGAGTTTTACTTAGAAGACCTAAAAAGCAAATTTAGCAAAATAAATCCCGAAGAGTACTATCTTGCTTACTCAGGTGGGCGTGACAGTCACTTTTTGCTGTGGTTTATTCGGGAATACTTACATGAAACAAGGATTCCCGCAGTGTTTTCAAACACTGGCATGGAAATACCTGAAATTCGTGACCGTGCATTAGCCAACTGTGATGTGGTATTGAAACCTGTATTGAAACACGCTGAGATCAAAGAAAAGTATGGCATTCCGCTGAATACTAAAGCGTCCGATGAATGGGTTTACAGATATCAGAGCAGACGTGAACAGGGAATCGCAGATGAGGATATGCCGCCCTATATTAAGTATATGGCGATGCGTGATGTAAATGCAACTGAACGTGGCAGAAAAACAGGCATCCTATCTATGTTATGCGTAAATAAAAAAACGTCACAAGCTATGATTGCTGGCAATTTACATAAGGTAAGTCCATTGTGTTGCACATATTTAAAAAAGCAACCTGCGCGTATGTATGTAGAGAGAGAGAGAGAGAGAGGGATTTTCCGAAAATCTATTATTGGTATTATGGGGACAGAGTCGATAACCCGAAAGGCAAAATATAGATCTTGTTTTACAAAAAAAGGAGTATTCACGCCATTATGGGATTTATCAGAAGAATTGCGAAACAAAATAGAAGAATATTGTAATATACCTGTGCCATCCGTATATCAATATGTAAATCAAACAGGATGCGCTGGATGTCCATATGGACAACACGGAAAAAACAAATTTGAGAGTACGAATATCGATTTGTGCCTTTGCGGCGAAGGTCAACGTAAATTCATTTTGGATTATTTTGCTGAAAGCTATGCATTTAAGGGCTATGTATATCAACCGAAATTATTTATTTGAAGATATAAAAGGAGAAAAATGACAGGAAACGAATATCAAAAATTGGCAAGCCGGACAATCCGGCAGGATATGACCAAGACGGAACAGGAATATCACGCGCTGCATGGGATGGTCGGCGAAATCGGCGAGTTGCACAGCATTTACCAGAAGCGGTATCAGGGTCATGAGGATACCGAAGAACACCGAATGAAAGAGGTGGGTGATTTAATGTGGTTTGTAGCAGAATACTGTACAGCTTGCGGTTGGTCACTTGACGTTATCATGAGGATGAATATCGACAAGCTGAGTGCACGGTTTCCTGAAGGATTTGACGTAGAGCACTCACTGCATCGAGCGGAAGGTGACGTATGAAAATAGTACGAAAACTCAAAAAAATGTTAGGGTTATATGATTTACGCACTGAAGGTGCAAAATGGGTGAAAGAAAACCTTGGTGCAGAATATGTAGAGGAATTTCTTGAAAAATACGACAACATCAACCGCGGAATCCCAATCGGTGGAATTTATGAAACGGCTGTTTTCCTCGATATGATTGAAACCATAAAGGAGCAGATATGACAAAGTACCACAGCAAACAGGTTGTCGTAAACGGAATCAAATTCCAATCGAAGTTGGAAGGGACACGTTATCAGCAGTTGCTGTGGCTTCTGGAAGCAGAAGAAATCACCGACCTGAAACTCCAGCCGGAATTTCAGATTTTCGAAGGGTATATTGATGCGGTCACTGGTGAAAAGCATCGGTCCAGATACTATGTCGGTGACTTTCAATATGTAGACACGAAAACGCACCAGACAATCGTTGAGGATACGAAAGGTGTGGAAACGGACGTTTTCAAGCTCAAATGGGAAATGGTACAGGCGAAATATCCTGAGTATGTTTTCAGAAAATTGACAAGTAGGGATGTGTAAGATGGAACCAGTTATTTGCGGATGTGGTGGGAAGACAAATATAAGTTTCTCTATAAGAAATTTTGGAAAAGAAGTATCCTCAAGCTATTATCTGAGCTGTGAAAAATGTGGAATTATGATTTCTGGCGACAGCGCGGAAGAATTAATCGAAAAATGGAATTTGGCAATGTCAGGAAATCGAGTCAGACTGCACAAGGTCGTACTCGCGGAAGACGAAATCCAGAAAGTCGCGCCATTTCGCGACAAGAATCCGAAGCGATGGCGGTGCGGCAATTGTGCATCATCTGTAAAAAAGGTTTGGAAATACTGCCAGTGTTGCGGTTGCAGAATCGACTGGAAGAACACAAAGGAGAACGAAAATGATACAAGCAATTGAATTATTACGGAATTTGGCTGGTGTGCTGTTTTGGGGATTAACTGATGTAGCACTCGGTAGTGTATGGTTTATTCTCATTTTGAGTTTGTTATCAGTCATCATCAAGCCATTTATTAAAAGGACAAAACGATGATCGAGGAAATTGCCGCCGCAGGAGCAATCGGGCTTTTCATCACAATCGGGAGCTTGATACTAATCGTTTTATGGGAGCTGTTTAAATGAGTCAAAAATCGCTGAGAGATTGCACAGACACAGAAATCCACCACAAGATTGACAACATTCTCGCCGACATCCGAAAATCGCCGGACCAGTACGGCATTGTCAGAATAGAAGTATCCGGCGGGAAAGTCAAATTCATCACAGTAGAAAAACCTATTACAGCTATCGTTTTGAAATAAAAACAAAATGTAATGAATTTCTGCGAATTTCTTGTAATTTACAACAAATTGCTTTATAATATAGATAATGAAAAACAAAAACAAAGGAGATGACAAGATGAAATTCAATAAAGTAAAAAACAGCTTCATGTTCAGCAAGTTCGTTCGGGAAGATGGTAAATATACAATCACTTCAACTTGTAGAAGAAATGAAAACGGAACACTCAAAGACGTATTTGTTGTGACCGATGCAAATAACAATGAAATTGATGTTTTACCGAAACTAAAGGATGCGAAAACAAAATACAGCGACTAATCATAATCCACCCCGGAGGTTACGAGGGTAATTGAAAGGACGACGAGATGACAACCTACACGATTCCCGCAGTTGCAAAAGATGAGCTTCAGAAAAAGCTCGAAAGGAGATGACACAATGATAGGTAATTACCCCGATGCAAACATTCTTGATGCAAACCTTCGCAAGGTTATCAACAGAGGTTTTCGACTCTCCGGAAACGACCACTGTTGGATGAATACCACAGTTCGGTTGTTTGATACTGCAATGAGAGCATTCTCAATTCCTGCAGTAACTGAAACCTTTATTGAAGGACAGACGATGATTGAAGGCGACTTGCTTGACATCGTGATCGGAATCAATCGTGACGGTTTCGTCCGCACAATGACAAAAGAATCCTACGAGAAATTCGTAGCTTGATGAAAACAAACCGAGCCGGAGCGGTTATTCTCCGGCAAGAAAGGATAGCAGAGATGACAAACGAAGAAATTATTTTCAGAGGGATACAAGCCCACCTTGGTCTGACGGATGAAGAAGCGTCCGCACTAATCCAGTCAGGAAAGTTCCCAGTCTACCATACATATGAGCATTGGAAATCGCTGGGTTTTCAGGTGAAAAAAGGTGAACACGCCGACATGAAGCTGACAATCTGGAAACAGGGAAAAGCGAAAACCGCTGATGACGGTTCTACGATTCCCGGACGAATGTTCATGAAGACTGCCGCATTTTTCGGCACTGGTCAGGTTGAAAAGATTGGAGCATAAGATGACAGTCGCAGATTTATTTGAAAATATGTCTTTTCACAAGGTTACAAAAATTCAGCTCGAATGGTACGATTATGTCGCTGAAAAGCCAATGACCGCTGAAATTCCGTGCGAATTGAAAGGATTCCGTTTGGTTCCTGCGGATTACAAAAAATATGCTGATAGAAAAGTTACGGGTATTCAGATATTTCCGGACGCCTTGTATATACATCTTTGGTGAGAAAAAGGAGGAATAAAATGGGACACGCTTGCAGTATTTTGACTTTTTCCGAAAAAGTCAGCAAAAGAGAAATTAGTGAACGTTGCGGTCGTTGGGCAACATGTAACTGTGACCTTGAAGAACGCGGTGGGTTTGGATACGATATGCTCGATGTTCATTTCACGGACAGAGTATTCGACAGCTATGAGGATGCCGAAAAGTATCTCAACGATACATTCGGTAATTATCGTGAAATTGCCGTCAGATACAAAAAATATCCGAAGATGCAGAAAACAAAAACGATTGAAGACCTTGAAACCCGTATCGCTGAGTATGGTAGGAAAATATCTGAGCTTGATGAACCACATTACGCACACGTTACGCAAGCTACTGTGAAATGTAAGTCTTGCGGTTCATCGCTGGCAACAAAATTCTGTGGAAAGACATACAACAATCTTTGCCCGGTGTGCAGAGCGGAATTACGTCCTGAATCAGTAATGAAACGACGGGAATCATACAAGAAAACGCTGTCAGAGCTTCAACAAAAATTGAAAACGGAAGACCGCAAGCAGAACCAGAAGAACGCATCGAAAGCGGAAATGTTTTGGGCAGTCGCTTGTGAGGTGCATTGCTAAAATAATATGTTATAATACGTCATAGATAAAACATTGACCCTGAGAAGGCGTGTTTTGCAGAAATGCAGACACGCCTTTTTTTATTTGGAGCATTTATGGAAATTATCGAATTACCAATAAAATCAATCTTTCCGTATAAAAACAATCCTCGTCATAACGACAAGGCTGTGGAATTTGTTGCAAATAGTCTTCGCCAATTCGGTTGGAAACAACCGATTGTAATTGATGAAAAATATGAAATTGTCGCAGGTCATACAAGATGGAAAGCGGCTAAGATGCTCGGCATGGAAACAGTGCCATGTGTAATGGCAGATGATCTGACACCAGAACAGGTACAGGCTTATCGACTTGCCGACAACAAGACTGCTGAAATGGCTGATTGGGATTTTGATCTGCTTGAGCAGGAACTGAATGAAATTGATCCGGCTATGTTTGACATGGCTGATTTCGGATTCTTTCAGAATGCTGATTTGCCTGATGTTGAAAGCGAAGAAGAGACACATACAACTCTGACTGACAAATTTGTCGTTCCTCCGTTTTCAATCCTTGATACAAGACAGGGATATTGGCAAGAAAGAAAAAAAATCTGGAAGAAAAAAATTGGCGATAATGGACAGGCTCGAGATGTCGAAGTGCTTGGCAGTAGTTTACAAAAGTACAATAACGAAAAGTATGAGGATGCGAGTATATTAGATCCTGTCTTATGTGAAATTACTTGCAAATGGTTCTTGCCGCATTGCGGAAATACTTTTGACGTTTTTGCAGGAGACACAGTATTTGGTTATGTTAGCGCATTCCTTGGAAATAATTTCACCGGAATAGAATTACGACAAGAACAGTGTGATTTCAATCAAAAGGCTGTTAATGGATTAAATGCGAATTATATATGTGATGATGGCAGAAATGTTTTGCAGTATATTGATGAAGATTCTCAGGATTTATTATTTTCGTGTCCACCATATTTCGATTTAGAAGTTTATTCTAATTTAAAGAATGATGCATCTAATCAAAAGTCATATGAAGAATTTTATACAATATTAGATATAGCATTTTCTAATGCTATTCATTGCTTGAAAAAAGATAGGTTTGCCGTTATTGTGTGCGGTGATGTCAGAGATAAGAAAACTGGCTTTTATTACAATTTTCCAGAAGATATAAAAAAAACTTTTCAAAAAAATGGGATGTCTTTATACAACGAAATGATTCTTGTTGACGTTATTGGAACAGCTCGTTTGCGTGTAAACAAATATATGGAATCAAGAAAGATTGCTAAAGTGCATCAGAATGTTCTTGTCTTTTATAAGGGAGACACCCACAATATAAAAGAAACATTTCCGTTAATGGAAATCGACGAAAGTGAAATATAAGATGGATGCAAAAATTTACAACTTGCATGGATGGATTGAAGAAACAGATCCGAGTACTCTTCATGACAAATTTTTGTTGGCTTTGGTGGATAGCGGATTTCGGGTTTTGAACGAAGTTCAGCATCATTTTTCGCCTTATGGTTATACAGCTCTTTTTCTTCTTGGAGAATCTCATCTTGCAATACACACCTTTCCAGAACATTGCAAAAGTTACGTAGAACTTTCTTCTTGTGTAAAAAAACAATATGAAAATTTCAAGACTTGGTGCGAGCCTCTTTTTATTCAGGAATAGTGATTTATGGGAGCAAAAGGCAAATATCAGGAATATCTGACTGAAGACGGTCTTTTGCTGTTGGAAGGATGGGCACGTGATGGTCTGACAGATGAGCAGATCGCTGACAGAATCGGTATTTCTGATTCTACTTATTACGCATGGCAGTTGAGATTCCCGGAGATTTCGGACGCCTTAAAAAGAGGAAAAGCTCCAGTAGATACAAAAATCGAAAATGCACTCAAAGATAAGGCAATGGGATATTACGTCACTGTCAAGAAACCGATAAAGGTCAAGACAAAGAAGCAGCTGAAAGATAAAGGACTGATCGAAGAAGAACATATTGAGTATGTGGATGAGCAGGTTTACATTCCACCAGATACGACTGCTCAAATATTCTGGCTGAAAAACCGCAGACCGGATAAGTGGCGTGACAAACCGGACGTATTCAACGAAGATAATGAACCAGTAAAGGTGGTGTTTGATGTCTGAGGTCAGATTATCTCAGATAATCGGCAGTTCATTCTACGACGTTGCCCGTGACGTTATTACTCACGGGCACACGCACTATGACTTATCAGGCGGTCGCGGTTCTTTGAAATCATCGTTTGTGTCAATCATTGTTCCGCTGATAATGATAAACAATCCTGATGTTCATGCACTGGTTCTGCGAAAAGTCGGCAACACAATCCGTGACAGCGTTTTCAGTCAATACATCTGGGGTATCGGCGAACTTGAAATGTCGCACTTATGGAAATCACAGCGAAC